AAGAGGACAAAGAAGGTGAATATAAAGTAGGATTGGAGAACGTAGGTTCTTTGGGAAATTCTATCAAAGTTTATTCTAACCCTTATTGGAAAGAGAACGAAATTCTCATGGGATTCAAAGGAACTGACTTCCTTCAAACAGGTGCTTCATACTTGCAGTACATCCCATACATGATGACTCCACCTATCACGTCATATGTGGACGCTTCTGTACACCAATTCATCCAAACACGTAATGCGAAAATCGTTACACGTGGTGAATTCTACGGAAAAATCTTAGTTCAAGATCTGAACAGTTACTAATAGATCAACCGAAAGGTAATTAAAAAGGCGCATAATTGATTTTATGCGCCTTTTTTTATTTATTTTGTATTTATTTAATTTTTTTCGTATATTTTTTGGAATTTTCTTATAGTTAAAAGTGGAATTAATTTAATTGCAACTCGAAATATATTATAAATGTCTAACAAAATCAAGTCGCCCAATACAGTATTTACAGAAACGGACAAATCTCAAACGTTTCAGGCACCGGAAATTACAGATTTTGTTGTTATTGGTAGAACTCCTAAAGGGAGATGCTACGTACCAACTATTGTAGAAAATTACCAACAATATTCAAAATATTTTGGTGGTGTATCACGAAATGAATATACCGGAATAACAGTAAAAGAAACATTATTAGATGCAGATTCTATCGCTGTAGTATCGATTGGTGGTACTGAGGATTATGATCTGGATCATGTATTTGAAATTACACAGAGTGGTTCAACACTTGCACAATTATATTTATCAGCAGAAGGTATAGCACAAGGTATTACTTCTGCATCTTTTGGTGTTAATGACGAAGCTGGAAATTTGGATTTAAAATTCTTTTCCGGTTCAACTGAAGTAGCTGAAGTTACGGGAATCTCCTTATTTGTGGCTGATGAAGATAAATATATCGGAAATTATGATAATCCATTAGCAGAAAACAATTTATTCTATACAAAATATAAGGTAGATTTAACTGATGCTGGATTGGATGGTTCTGGTAGTGTTGGTACTACATTTTCTGATACAGATTCGGTAAATATTTACAATTTGGCGGGTTCAACTACTTATGGTAAGTATGATGAGGGTGAAACTCCATGGGTTGTATCACAAACAATTTCTAATGCGAATTATAAACTATTTAAATTTGAAACATTGGCACATGGCGATCAAGCTAATCGTGATGTAAAAATTTCAGTCATAAATGTACGTTCAGCATCAGATTTAGATATCGATGATAATGATTTTGGATTATTTGATGTATTAGTTAGAGATTATTCTGATACTGATAATGAACCAGTAGCATTAGAACAGTATAATAATTTATCACTTAATCCACAAAGCGTCAATTATATTGCTCGAAGAATTGGTGATTTGAAACGTGAATATAATACTGTATCTGGTCAGGTAGAAGAAGATGGAGTTTATGAAAACTCTTCTGAATATATTAGAGTAGTAATGGATTATACGGACAAACCAGATGTAGCAATACCATTTGGTTTTGAAGGATATAATTATGCTACAAAATTATATGATCCAAACATTGTTCCGGCTTATATTAAATTTCCTGAGTCTGGAAGTGGAAATTATAGTGGTGTAGATTTCGATACAACAACATATATTGATGATTTACATAGTGAATTACCAAAATCTACTTCTGAAGGGTTTACAACAGCCGATTCCGGATCTACATTTGTATTATCATCAAGTGTAAGTGCGGTACCGGAAGATGATAGAAAATTCACTTTTGGATTCCAAGGTGGATCGATAGGTATTAATGAAGCTACTGAAAGTTTAATAGGTGTTTCGGCATCCGTAACAAATACATTTGGTTTAAACTTCACGGATACAACATCAGATGGATATTTAGCGTATAAAAAAGCTATTGATACTGTTAGTGATAAAGAATTATTTAGATTCAAAACATTATCATTGGCTGGGCTGACTCTTAAACAACACGGTAATGTATTTACTTATGCTTTTGATATGGCAAAAAGTAGAACACGTGGTGAAATTGTAGTATTGGCAGATCCCACTGAACCGAATTCAAATGGTAAAACTAATGTTTCGGATATTGAAACTACAACTAATGGAGCATTTGATTCATCTCACGGATCCGCTATTGCACCATGGTTTTGGTATAATGATTCAGAAATTGGTAGAGTGTTGGCACCACAGGGTGCATTGATGCCAAGAACGCTTGCACACAACGATAGAATCTCAGCCCCATGGTATGCCGCTTTTGGCTTCGAACGTGGCGCACAGGGTGGATATCGACCTTACACGAGATATAACATCGGACTTCGTGATCGTTTACATGATGCACGTGTAAATTCTGTAATTCAAATTGTTGGTGAACCTTCTCCGGTTGTTATGAATAACAGAACACTACAACGTAAAGATTCTGCTTTATCATTCTTGAATGTTAGAAGATTGGTTAATGAGGCAAAAATTCAGTTCGATATAATTACCAGAAAATATTATGGTCGCCCATTTACTCCGGCTACACGTAATAACTTAGCATCTGAAATAAAAACATATCTTTCACGTGTACAATCTGAAAACGGATTAGAAACATATGAAGCTATTTTTGATGATTCTGTTCAAACACAACAGTCAACGGATCAGGCAATCATACGTGGTGTTGTATTCTTAGTACCAATTAAAGGTGTACAGGGAATCGAGATTGGATTTGTTATCGGTAAATCAGGAACAACTTTTGAAGAAAATCGATAATAGATATAATTAATCATAAAGGAATTAATTTAAAAATATAAACAACATGTATATACAACCAGAAGGATTAACAAGGGGTACTCACCAGCTACAAACGAAACACACAAACAGGTTTCTTTTTAGTATCGACGGTGATCCTACAACTAAATTGTTAGTTAAAGAAGCGCCCCGACCATCAGTATCATTTGAAGACATCGAAATACCTCATATCAACAAATATAGATATGAAATTGGTCGTCCACGTTACGAATCATTAAACATTACAATGATGGATTATGTAACTCCATCCACAGCACAATATGTGTCGGCATGATTAGCAACACAAAGTGAAACATGGACTGGTAAAATGGGTTATTCCATTTTTTATCGCAGACGTTGCACATTAGAAGTAATGGGTGGTGTTAACGATGTCGTAGAGCGATGGGATTATTTCAACTGTCATATCGTCAGCGCTGATTTCGGAACCATGTCATGGGATTCTGAAGAACCAGTACAAATTAATCTCTCAATCCGTTATGATGATTTTATTCATAGATTTTAAATTGAGTTTTTAAATTAATTCCAATAATCATTATGGGGGAATTCATATCATTTGAATTCCCTTTTTTTATTTTTTGACCATATTTAATATTAGAAACAAAGAAAATTTTATAGAGGAAATATATGAACAATATTTTAGGAAAGAAATTCGAAACGCAACGTAACATCAAATATGATACTCCAACTATTGATGAGAATCAACGAGTAAAAGAAATCCCATTGCCATCGGAAGGTAAGGTATATTCAAAAGATTCATATCTTGCTGATGGTACAATTAAGTTTCGTTATATGAAAGGTAGAGACGAAGATATGTTCTCTAATCCGGATTATGCAAAAAAGGGTACAACCCTTAATATGTTATTGAAACATTTATGTGTAGATAAAGAATTTGAACCCAATGATTTAACAGTATCGGATTGGTTATATGCGATTGTAGCTGTTCGAATAATGAATCTGGGTCAGGAAGTTATGGTCAAAGATATAATATGCCCAAAATGTGGTGAAAAAAATCCTAAACATACGTTTGAACTTTCTAATATTAAAGAGGGTGAACCAATAGAGGATCCTAAAGTTAAACATAACAATAGATATGAATTAAAACTTCCTGTAAGTGGTGAATCTATTGCCATAAAAATATTAGATGGTCATGATATGAGGAACTTTACTGATATATTAGGAAAAATGAATGATAAAACGGATAGATTATATACACTAACTACAGCATTGTCTATTATTGAAGCTCCGGTTGAAAATTCTGAACAATTAGGTGAATTATTAGACTATGTAGATAATCTACCAATTAGGGATATGAAATATATTCGTTCGACATTAAATGAGATATCAGGCGTGGTAACAGCAAATATAGACTATGAATGCCCTACATGCGAAAATGTTGTTGATTATACCGTTCCTACAGACGAAACATTTTTTTTTCCTGAACTATAAAAATTTTGAAGAACAATTATATAATTTAATGCATCATGACAATAAAACATATTATGAAATAATGATGATGCCTACCGATGTTAGAATAAATTATATAGACTTCTTAATTAATGTTGGAAAAGAAAAACAAAAACAATACGATGATATTAAAAGTAAATCATTATCATCGGAACAAACTAATACGACTAATCCAAATATAACATAACATGCCAGCCAGTGAACATTTATCGGGTTTAAACATTTCTTTGGGGGATTTACCAAATTTAATAAATAAATTTTTTGGTGAAGATGGTGATATGTCGTATGCTGAAGAAATAAATAAAAATAATAAAAGATTAGAAGAATTATCATCCAAATTTACCAGTTTTTTGAATTTGGAAAAGAAAGTATTGGATAATAATACTGAGGTTACTAAAATTGCCGAAAGAATATCAAAAAATAATTCGAAAGAATATAAAATTATAAAAGATTGGGTAAAGAAAAATAGAGCCGATGTTAATTGAAAATCCGGAGATATAAAGGATATACAAGAACAAAGAAAAGCTACCGAAGAAGCAAGAAAAGTACTTTCGGATATGGCTAAGGAGATTAAAAAATTAAATGAAACAAGATATGAATCGAAATTAAAAGAAGATATATCTACTGCTAATGAAGGAAATGAAAGAGGACTTTTTAGTAGATTAAAAGAAAAATATAATGAAAATAAACGTGTAATGTTTCGTGGATTGGCACATATAAAAGGTGTCACCGGAACTATTGCGGCTATTGCTCATCAATCAACTGTTGCATTAAATAGAATAGACGATTTTGCCGATGAAGGTTTTTTTGCTGAGGATATGTATTCTCAATTCAAAAAGACAAATAGAAGAACATTAGAAGAAACTGAATTTTTAAAAATGCAGACTTCTGGTTTGAAGCAATTTAAAACAGCAATGAATTTACAGAAGTCGTTTGGTTTAATGGCAGATTATTCTTCTGAAACATTGGGTAATATTAGTATGTATAATACTAATTTAAATATTGCCAATGATGAAGCTATGAAATATTTAGAAACCCTTCGAAGTATAACTGGTGAGTCCATAGATCATAATAATGTATTATTACAACAATTAGTAATGGTATCTAAAGATTTAGGTATTTCTTATACCAAATTATTAGATACTTTGGGTGAGAATTCTGAATTTTTTGCTAAATATTCCGGTCAAGGTTTAAAAAATACATTACGTGCTGTTACTGCATCACAACAATTAGGATTAAATTTTGCATCAATAGCCCAATCACTGGATAGTTTAAGTAGTTTAGATGATGTATTACAACGTCAAATGAAAGCTTCTATATTTTTGGGTAAAGGGTTTAATTTAATGGAAGCGGCTCGTTTTCAATTTGCCGGACAGACTGATAAAGCTATGCGTTCAATAATGGGACAATTGGGATCTATTAGTGATACTAAGTTTGATCAACCCTTTATGCGTAATATATTGGCAGAACAAACGGGCATATCGGTTCCCGAACTTGTAAAAATGCGTCAAAGAGCGCAAGATCCGGATGCTATGAGAACGTTTGATCAAAGATTAAAAATGAATCAAAACCTCGAAGATATTAAAAATGGTATTAATAAAATTGGTTTTGGTAGAATACTTAAATCTTTTAATATTAATATTTTAGAACCTATACAAAAAATGTTTGGCGAGGGGGCACCACTCATGAAAGCATTAATTGGTATGGTTGATGGTATATTAATGGGTATAGGAACATTAATAAAGGTAGTAAATAAAACATTAGGTCTATTTCATAATTGGTTTGGTGAATTTGGTACAACATTGATATTATTGGGTTCATCGGTTGCTGGTATTGGAAAATTGTTAAGTAGATTTTGATTTGCAGATGCAGAACGAAATCAATTGTTGCGAGAAATAAGATCCATGATGGCATCATCTTTGGTTACTGATACGTTTGGGGGTAATGGTGGTAGTAGATTAAAAAGATTTCATGCATGGGGAATGGGTAGACCGAGAGGAACAAAGGGAATGGGTAGACCGAGAGGAACAAATAAATTGGGTAATAAAAAAATGGCACGGGCAAGTGGTTATGGAATGTTGGCGGGAATGGCGGGAATGGCGGCTGGTGGTCTCATGTCAACTTCAGATAATGAGGATACTCAATTTTGAGGTTCGGTACTCTCTGGTGCTGGTGCTGGTGCTTCATTTGGTTCCATGTTTGGAGGATGGGGAGCATTAATCGGTGGTATTGGTGGTGGTATAGCGGGTGGTATAGCGGGTGGATCGGAACATGCTAAAATGAAAGATGGTGGTATTATTCCCGAAGGATTTAAAAATGAAACGTTTAGAGCGAACTTATCTTCTAATGAAGCTGTTATACCATTAAATTCGGATAGGGGTAAAAACATTTTAACAGATTTCATTGGAAATTTAAAGAATAAAGATGAAAAGAATGGGGAAATAATTCCCAAAAAATTTGATAAAACTACCTTTGAGGTTAAATATCCAAAAGTGGAAGAAAAAATAACATTAGATTCAGAGAAAGGTCAAAATATTATCAATCAAATCGTTGGTGATAATTCAAAAATAATAGAAGCTATAAAAAATATTCCCTTACAATTAACGGTTAAAATTACAAATAAAGAGGATGGCAGGGATAAAACATTTAAGAAGAATGCCAGATTGAGTAGTGATTTGGTATTAGCTTAAAAAAATAATATGATTTATTTATAATTAATAATAAACTTATCACATAAAATATATATAAACATGGCTAAAGAGCTTTCAAGAGTATACGACGAATTATCAGATTTAAGAAAAGGAAAATTACCGTTGGGAGGAACATCACCAGTAGGAGATGGATGGGGATATGGCGTTTTTGGTACCGAACCGGAACAACCTTCAAATGCGGGGTGGGATAGAAATTTATCCTTTGGTCTTGCAGTAACGGGTGAAGCATCACAATTTGCCAAAGATCTTATAGCAAGAGCTGAAGATAATTTTGATAATGGTGATGTTTCTACACCATTATAGAAGTATCAATTAATCATATAAGTAAATAATGTCTTTTAAAGATTTAAAAGATTTATTGGGGGATTATCATACATCGTCAATTAAAAATAGAGAAACGATAGAAGATAGCTATGCCACAAAATATAATGGTGTAGATAGTAATACTGATAAATATGATAATAATATTGAGGAACGCACCGGAAAATATATCATTGATAAATTATATAATGGTATGAAAGAAGGTAAAATGAAAGATATTGGTTTAAAAGAGGAAGAAGATGTTAAAGGGTTAAATTATAAGTATTATAAATATTACACTAAAAAACCCGAAACTTCAAATAAGACATTTCTATTAATTGGAGAATCTATTTAACATATGCCAAGAACAGAGCACACAAAATTTACTGCAACTGAATCAAATAATAAATGGGAACAATTATCTGATTTTGCAAGGGATAATCAATCTCATGGTTGAGAAACGTTAGATAAAGAAGTAGATGATTCTGAAGCGTTTGATGAAGATATATTTGATTTTGCTGAATATATAGCTAATGAATATTTATTTAACGGAGATTTCGTTCTCCAACAACAAAAATTACATTCACTGAATAAATTATCAGGAAAGATATATAATCCGATAGGTGTATATGCATCTGCTAAGGATGGATTGGATATTTCTGGTAATAGCAGTATTGATCAATTAACCCAACAAATAGGTTCTGATCTTCTCGGTGGGGGTGGAGCATTTGATACAACAGATGGAAAAACGTTCGGTACAGTTTTAGACAATGACGCACACGATACATTCTTCCATAGCGTTCGAGAATTTGCCGATGCAACGTCTCAGGGTTGAGGGGGATGGCAAGCCTTGGGTGCCACTACGATCAACGCTGTGGGGCAAAGTATTGGATTAAATACACCACACCGTTCTATTATTGCACAGGCATTGGCATTTAAAGAATCGAATTTTTCTCCGGCTCACATGTCAGATGATTTCGGAACGAGTGGAATAAAAGTTGAACCATTAGGAGAAAATGCGTTTCATTTAATATATGGTTTTGGAGAAGATTCACTAAAAGAAGAATTCATTAATTTAATGAAGACGAATTCTCATAGTGATAGTCCAAATTACAAAGTTAAAAAAGATCAGTCAATAGTAGATTCAGAATTTAAAAAAGAGTCTTTATGAAGTAAAATTAAAACTAATGCTTCAAACGCTATGTTTGGCACTGATATCACAAATGATGATTCGGATGCACGGTATTATTTAAATTGAACTGAAGAAGATTCAAAATTTACCAGTACTTTTTATTCATCTTTGTTTTCGGTGGATAATGATAATGGATATGTAAATTTTAATACTGATAACAATGTTAAAAATTTTGATAAAATATATGATAGTATTATAAATCCAGATAAGGAAGATGATCCCACTTATGGTAGTGGTGCGGATTTGGATATTGGAAAAGATGTTTTTTTAAAAAATGATGAAAGAATATTAAAATCATTATCATCTGGATCTGTTAAAAAGATAACTGGTGAGAATAACGGCACTACGTGGTATCTAAGTGGAGATGAATCTTATTTCAAACCCAAAGATGGATATGATGGTGCTGAAATTAATGATTATACGGGTTTTAACAATCGATCCGGTAATTCATATTACGATCATAAAGTTATTGGTAGTATTGCATCTAATTATTTAAATACCGAAGTTAATAATTTTAGCAATGATAGATTAATAGATGGTGATCCGATATTATCATTGGATGTTGAACAAGAATTAAATGGTGATTTAGAGAATCAAATAATAATGTCTTTTGAAGATGTTCGTAGTGAACAAACTATATATTTAAGACCAACCATAGAATCAATTTCTGATGGATATCAAGTAGCTAATGGTGGGGAAGAAGGTTATATCGGCAGAACTGAAATGATACCGGAATATCAGCGCACCACCCGTACAATATCATTGAGTTTTACATTATATGCTACTACACCAAAAGAATATTTGATAAATTCAAAAAAGATGATGTTTTTGAAATCATTAATATATCCAAAAGCAACATCCAAAACCAATTTTTCAACCATAAAAAATCCAATATTCAGATTTTCATTGGGTGATCAATACGTAGATTTGGGCGGTGTTATTAATAGTTTACAACTCGATCCGGATGTGAATGGTGCATGGGAAACAGCACCAAATTATAGGGGCGCAAAAATTATAAATTCATCTCTTTCATTTACTGTGATCCACGATGAAATGCCTATGTTGTATGATGGCGAAACATTTGAAGATCAAATTGGTGCTATTAGTAATGGATATATGAATCAACCAGTGGGGGCATAATAATGAGTTATACACCAAAAACGAGGGTTACATCGGATAAGATTCGAAAAGATGAAACATTTATTTTGGAATCTATACCATTATCAGATGATGATATATTTATTGAAATAACTCCATCCACACCACTAACACATATAGCTTCGGAATATTATGATGATCCATCTATGTGAAGAATTATTGCTAAAGTAAATAATATCAGTGGCGTATTTTGTAAAAATGCTAAAACAGTTAGAATACCAACAAACGTTAAAATTAAATTTGTAAAGGATTAGAATGAGTGTATATTTTCATTTAGATGTTGTAGGGAAACCTTTTTCGAAAGAAGTTCAAAATGAGTTAAACAAGCGCAAAACATTACATCAAATAGATTATGAAACTGAAGCGCCATTTCACAGACCTTATTTTAAACTTAAAAGGATAACTACGTCTGATTCAAGTGGTTGAGATAATAGGGTAGATAGTGTTAAATATCCTGAAGGTAAACCATTAAGTGTATTGGGTACGTATAGTGGAGATGAATATAATATTGCTGAAGGATTATTAGATTTAGAACAGCGAGATTCGGAATATAAATTAACTTCGGGTATTACCAATGTTACTGTTGATATTACCGATTTCGTATTATTTACGGTCAAAGTAGATTTTTTAATCCCAGATATATCTCAATTTGAAGATTTTAAAAAGATGTGGCTGGATTTTGGTTTACAGTGTGAATTGGAATGGGGTAGAGCCAGAAATTTTGAGGATTTATCAGAAAAGTCATCACCGGATAAACAGAAAATGGAAGGTATTATATCGTATTTTGATTATCAATATCAATCGAATCGCACGATAAAGGGTACATTGACTATTTATTCCAAGACCGCATTGACGCAAATGAGGGGTGGGATAATGGAAAAAGAGGAAATGAACATTTTTAAAGAGGTGGTTAAACAATCCTTATTTGATAAAGTATTGACTTCGCAAACAGAAAATATAGAAGTTAATGTAAAAAATGATTATTCATATGTTTCTATGAAAAAAGAAAGTATTAATAATATTAAAAGAGAATCAAAATTAATTGAGAATAAAAAGATTAGAGGTAAAATAATAAGAGATGATGACTTTACTCCCAATACTACGATATATAATTATACGGGATTTTCAGATTATTCTAAAATATTTTATCCAAAAGGTATAGAAGAAGTAGATACAGATTTTAAACAACAACAAAAAGATAATAATATAAATGAATTAGTAAAAAAACGTGATGAAGAACGCACATGATTATCTGCTGGTTTAGAACAAAAAAAGTCTATAGAAGAGGCAAATTGATCTTTGTTTGTTGAAGGTGCCATAAATTTGAGAAGAAAAATGAGCTTTAATTTTCGATTGGGAGTGTGGGTTAAAGAGAGAAAATATCCGATAAAATCAGTATTTTCAATAAATGCAAAGGATTACTCAGTAAATGAAAAGGAATACTTTTCTATGAAATCTGATATATTACGTTTTATTCAAGAGCAATCAAATATAATACAAGAACTCAATGATCAAATAAGTGAAATAAAAGAAGAAAGATTAGAAAATGATAATTTATATAAATATTTAATATCCCAATTATCATTGGATGAATCCCAATATTATTCCAAATACTATTATTACGTTTCATTTAAATTTGTTGAACATTTAATGCGGGAGATGGTTTACCGAAATGAGAAAGAAGTTAATGAAAATGTAGAGAAAAATGAAGATGGGAAAATTATTGCTTCTATATTGAATAGTGATTTTAATTTTTCTGAAGTTGTAGTTAGAAATTTACAAAACGCCAACTTTTCTTCTATATATCCGGATCGGTGCATTATTAATCCATGGAATGTAACATATTCGACAAAAGATAACCCAAAAAATGAAAGAGATTTATTTGAAGAAAATGGTAATGGAAATATTACACTATTAAAAGATGTTTATATTTCTATATACGAACTTATGAATATTATCGATGGGGTAGATTCAATATATGAATTTGTAGATGAAGTTATAAAAGTAGTGAATAATTCTACGAAGGGAATGATTAATTTAAGAAAGTCGATAGAATATAATGAGAATGAAACAGATGATTATATTTCAACGCATATATTAACGATCATCGATCAGTCCATATCTAACTCTATTCAAGAATTAGATAATTTCTATACGTTTGATTTATTCGATCCAAGAGAACGCATAAAATCTATTGACGTAGTTACTGATATACCGGATGAATTATCTTCCACCGTATATTTTAAAAACTCAGGAAAAATAATTGATTCCCATGGCAACATTTATAATAAAGATGGTGCAATGGATTCTGGTATGGGATTATCGATGCCTATTGATAATGAATCCATTATTGAAAAGAATACTAAATTATTCGAATCAGTACTTAGGGATGGTATGGAGTATGTACAGGATAGATTATCAGATGTTTACGACTGATCTGATTTTGACCAAGAAAAAAGTTTTGACATATCGGCTCAATTTTCATATATTTATATGTATTACACTGTATTGTACAAATTATATAGTGTGAGACAATTAAAATATGGAGATAGTGGTTCGGCTATACAAATACCCCTTAAAATTTCATTCACATTGGATGGAATAGCAAAAATTATTGCTGGACAGGTATTTAAAGTATCTAATAACTCATTCCCGATAGGTTATAATTTTGATAATACGGAATTATGGTCACATTTTTCGGTCATGAATATTAACCATACCATTGCAAATGGTTTATGGAATACCAATATAGAAGCACAACTATATCTCAATTTTGATGGCAAACGTGAATTGTCAAGCCAGTTCACAAATTTCGATTCAGTTAGAAATGAATTCGAATCAACAATGCAAAGTATAAGAGATAACATAGGAGTGTATTTAAATAATGCAACCAATTCAGAATAAAATTTATTTTCCGATTTTCAACAATCCCTTATTACCAAAGAGGATTGAATTTATTTTAGAAAAAGATGGAGATGAAATTACAAAGCATAAATTACTACCCTTAAAAGATACACCATATTATAGATTACCCGTAAGTGATATTGATGTGGTATCTACATTTTCCGATCCGGATAATATGGTAGTGGATAAGAAAAATTTATTGAAAGTGTTTCCAACAGCTAAAGGGTATGATTATGATTTTAGTACATGGATCTGGTTAAAAGATTCAGAGAAGAAATTTACCCCATCATATTATGAATATTCACATTTAAATGAATATTCTAATTATTTTAAAACTATTACCCCACCTAAACTTCATGATTACAATGATAATCATAACACAGTATTAAAATTTGCCGGATTGATAGATGGTAAATTAAATGATTCTGTTAAAAATTTAAATCCATACACGAAAACGGGAAGACTCAAGGATATTGGTGCCAATTCAATATCGATGAAAAAAGTGGATAGAGAAAAAATACCATGTAAAGGTGTAAGGGTTGATATTGATGTCGATGGCTTTCATTTAAGAATTATTTCGAATCTTATGGATTATACTATCCCAAAAGATAAAAAAGCTATTGACTTTTTTCGAAAAGATTCGGATATTACCGGAAGTCACGGGGAATTTAAGACCGAGATATATAAATCTTTTTATTCTGAAAGATTTGACTTGATTGATAACGAATTCTTCCGTATACTAAAGAAGTCATACAGATCGTTTCCATCATTGTTGAATGATACTAATATTTTCAATTATAAAATTCAGCAACATGAAGTGGTCGAGATGGCTAACATGGTTTTATCTATACCGAAAAGTTTGTATCATCAAATACTATTTTATACGTATGATGGTATTACTTTCGACGTTAGAAAAGACCGGATAAAATCGTTCCTAACTCATTTGAAAACAATGGATTACCCATTTTCTGTAAATTTATTAGGAAAATCGTATTTTATTCATTAAATTTTACTCAATTACTAATATTTATTAATACCTCAGAGGTCACAATACGATCCAGAAGGTACACTTAAAATACTATTAACATTAACATTAATTAAATCATATATTATTATGGGTTTTAGTAAACTACGCAAAAAAGCGAAAGAAAAAGCACAAGGCGGTCTATTAGTCAATCTTACAAAAGGCGACAATGATATCCGCATCCTACCTAACAAATATGCTCCGGAACTCGTTTTCGTTGAAGCATGGGTACATTATGCCAACTCAGGTATTTCTTCAAAAACATTTTTCTCACCGAAAACTTGGGGTGAAGCCGATCCGGTCTTGGAATTTGTAGAAGAGCAAACAAAAGTAAACCTTCCAAAAGAAGATTATTTTCGAATCACTAACATGGCACCGAAGCCAGTATATTTAGTACCCGTTGTAAAACGTGGTGTTGAAGAAGAGGGGGTTAAATGGCTTTCTCTGAGTGGTGGTAAGTGGTATCAGGGTGATCATGAGCCTGAAGGACAGTTTGGTCGTCTAATGGAAAATTACGAAAATGTTTTCCGTAAGAGACTGGCACGTGAAGGTGAAGCGGATGTTACTGATATCGAAGAAGGTCATGACTTATTGGTCAAAATCATTCCAAAAGAGGAAACAGATAATGATTACGGAAAAGTTGAATATCAATTTGATTACGAACGTAGTCATGTACTTCCTGTTGAAATGATTGATACAAAAGAAGGTAAAGAGTTGTTAAATGCTCTTATTAAAGAGCAACCGGAGTGGGAAAAAATCTACCCACGTTATTCTACTGAAGAAGTTGAGCGCATGTTCGACAAATATATGGAAGCCGATACCGATGACGTAGATGATTCCGAATTGGAAGACGATTCTGAGGAAGAAGTAGATACGGTCACTTATGGTGAAGATCAAGTGAATGAGGAAGATGTTCTTGCAAAAGCTGATGAAGTTTTTGATGGAGATGACTTTGATGAAGAAGATTTCAAATCAGATGATTTTTAAAATCGGATAATATTTACTATGGGGTATGTGTTGCGAAATACCATACCCCATTTTTTTTTCTACTTAAATACTTATTTAACAACATTATTATGGTTAAATCTAAAACAAAGAAAAATAATGATTTAATTACTAAATCATTTGAAGAAATAGATGGGGAACAACAGGAGGAATATTACGAAGAAGTCTATGACTTAATGGACGATACTATTCGTACTATTCAGTCCCAATATAAAGGTTCGGATGCAATGAAAATCGATACATTAGAAGCGATGTATTCCGATTTAATGCCAGCCGGATATATTACTACGGGGGATGATCGATTAGATCTTATTATATCTAATAGACCCAAATCCGGTACCCCATTATCAAAATTTATTAACTTATTTGGTGATTCGTCATCCGGTAAGTCCTTATTAGCTTCATGTATAGCCGCAGAATTTCAAAAACGGGGTGGCTATGTATTATGGTTTGATACTGAAAGAGCCGCATTTCCTCCATTTATGGAAGTATTGGGGGTGCAGAAAAAGAAAACCATTTTTGTTCCTGAAACTCGTAGTATCGAGAAGATTTTTCAAATTATTCTAAAAACTGTGGTTAATAACAATAAAAGGAATTCGAAAGCTCCATTATTGATTGTTATTGATTCCATGGCTTCAACAAATATTGAAGAAGTGGTGGAAAATCTGGATGAAATGAATGCGGGTGGTTATAACTCTGGTGCTCAAAAGCAGAAGATGTTATCCGGTGCCTTTCCAAAAATTCTCGATCATATCAAAGATGAAAACGTTTCATTCTTAACGATTGATCAATTAAGAGATAATATGGATCGTGCCAACCCATTTTCACCAAGAAAGCGGGATACATCTGGTAACTCACAGCGATTTTATTCTGATATTCGTATCGAAATGGTTACACGAAAAATCATTAAGAATAAGAAGAAAGAACAAATTGGACAAATAGTAAGAGTAACTACAAAGAAAAATAGAATTGCTCCTTCACCAAGAGAAGCAGAGATTTATTTGTATAGTACTCGTGGATTGGATAGATTCGCATCGTGGATAGATGAATTAAAAAAACAGAAAAAGATTACTCAATATAAGGGTAAATATACTTATACTCTACCTGATGCCGAAGAACCTGTACTTTATGAAGGTGATAAGCCTACTGAAGCTCAATTCAAAAAGATGCTTCGATTAAATAAAGAATTCAAAGAAAAGGTATATAATGATTGGTATGGTAAATATATTTTCTCTTATGAAAGAAGAGGGGATGATTATTTGGATGATATCCAAGATGAGGTTATATTAGAGGATCCGGAAGATGAAGATGGAAATAAAAAGGAACAACCCACCTTCATCAAAAAAAGAACGGATAATTCCGATGAGGAAGAATAAATAGTTGTTTATTAAAGGGATGAGTGAAGTCATCCCTTTTTATTAATCTTATACATTTAAATATTATTTATGGCACGTCGAAATAAAGAAGGACTAAAATCATTACAGGCTCAATACGCCAAATTTAAAAAGAAGAAGAAACAGAAGAAGAATTTACGTCAAAGTATTTTATTTTTTGACATGATGTATCTGTTCCGTTCTAATTTTGCAGTACGCACTGAAACTACAGAATCCGGTGTACGGGTAGGTGCAACGGTTGGTTGTTTGAATCATATATCATATATGGTTAAAAAATATCAACCACGAATGGTATTTTGTATTTTTGATGGTGAGAATAACGCAGAGAGAAGGCAGAATTTAAATGAAGATTATAAAGCTGATAGGGGTCAGAAACATAAAATGTTGGCTTCCCCATTAACATTGGATGCCGAAGATTCTGAAAATTCTCGAAAATTTCAAAGAGAGTTATTAATTAAAATTCTTCAACGTCTTCCGGTACATACTATAGAAGTAAATGGTTTAGAAGCTGATGACATTATTGGGTATTTGTGTAAACAATATTTTACGGGTGATTCAAAAAAGATTATATTTTCAGCCGATAAGGATTTTATTCAACTAATAGATGATAAAACGTTTTGGTTTAATTCTCGTGAAAAAGAAATGTATTCATTAGAAAACTATTCAGAATATTTTGATGTACCAATCAAAAATGTTCCATACATGCGTTCTATTCTGGGAGATAGTTCTGATGGGTTAAAGGGTATATCCGGTATTGGAGAGAAAACATTATTTAAATTGTTACCGGAAATTAAAGAACAAGAGTTTGAAAGTATTGACGCTTTTTTAGAATTGATTGAAGATAAAAAGTTGGATCTTGTTAAATCCAAGAAAGGTAAAAGTTTGTATGAAGGGCAACATACTATTCATACAACTCATCAGATTATTCAATTGTCTAATCCTTCAATGAATAATACACAAGAAAATAAAATAATTGAAATTGCGAAACATAATACGTATAATTCACTCAATAAAAATTATTTAAAGCATTTCTTATATACCAATAATTTTTCCGATACAATACGGTATTATAAGTTAGAGACAATTTTTAAACAGTTAAAGCCATTATAAAAACTTAATGAGTGATAAAAGATTTGAACATGGACAAACATACGAAATAAAAATATTAGCCAATGCAATTAATGATGAAGAATTTCTAATTAGAATAATTGATCCATTAGATCCGGAATATTTCACATTTACCGAGCATGAGTGGATGATGGAATTTATACGTGATTATTTCTTGCAATATTCTTCTATGCCCACATTTGAAACGGCTGTGTTAGAAATGAAAACGCAGAAGTTGCGTAAACAAGTGCGGGATCCCATTGTATTATTAGCTAATAAAATATTTCGTAAAACCAAAAATTTCGTTCAGGATGGTGAAAGAATTCAAGAAAGTGCTATTGAATTTTGTAAAGCCAGAGCGTATGAACAAGCTACTATTAAAAGTGCAGAGTTAGTAGAATTTGGTAAATTTGATGAGATTAATCATATATGGGAACAAGCCCGATTAGTGGGTGAGAAAATATATATGGGTGTCGACATTGATGATATCGAAGACAGAAAAAATAATGAAGTGCGTGAAAATTTACGTCCATTATTTTCTGAAGCTTTAACGAAGAGAATGAATGGTGGTATCGGCAGGGGTGAATTCATTGTTATAATAGCACCTATGGGAGCAGGTAAAACCATGCTGGCTTCCCGTCAGGCGGCTTTCAATAGAGTTTATGGCACCAACACATTACTTGTATCATTGGAAGTCGGCTCACGCAAAATACGACAGCGTATTGATACGTGTTTATTGGATTCTGATCTGGATTATACAAGAGATTCGAAAACATATACCGAAGAAATAAGCAATAGATTAAACATTCTAAACAATGGTTGTAAAGTATACGTTGAGAAACATTCAGCATCGGGAACTACTGCCTCTACTATCCGTAACAGGTTGAAAATACTTAAATCAAAAGGTATTGAAATAGAACAGGTAGTTATTGATTACTTAGATGTTATGGACTGTGTGGATCCCAAACTCAATTATAAAAAAGATTGGGAAAAATTCGAATATATATCTCGTGATCTATATAATATGGGACAGGAAATGGGAATAGGTATTATTGGATTAGTACAGGGTAATACTACATCTATTGATTTGGAGGTTATAACTGCAAAATCAACTTCTGGTGGTGCTAAACGATTACATCCGGCTGATGCTATTCTTGGTTATGCCAGACCACCACATTTCAAGGAACAGGAACGTGCAAACTTCTCATTTATTAAAAATAGATTTGGAAAGGATGGTTTTGTATTACCTGTTAAAACAAATTATGACAAAGTTATGATAGATGTGGGGGATGCCGAGTCATATATTATGGACGATTCAAGATCCAAAGATGAAGTAAATGATGCGGTGACAGAGCGTTACAAAAAATTTAAAGAAAAGAAAGAAAGAGAAGAATTCTTTCAAATATAATTTTACAAAATAGTTCCACTTTTAATATGACAATTTGGTAGCCCGAATTGTCATATTTGCGTTATGGGATATAGTGATATTTTGATATTTAATATCACCTAAATTATTAAAAGACATTAAAGAAAAAAAAACATATGAACGGCAGATTATTATTATCAGATTTAAAATTTTATACAGATTATTCAAAATACGATTACGATAAACAGGGTTATGAAACATGGTATGAATCAGTAGATCGTGTCATGGGAATGCACAAAAAGAAATTCTCACATATTAATAATGAAAAATTTGATGAATTATTAGATTTTACTACAACATTATATAAAAATAAACAAATATTAGGATCGCAACGGGCATTACAATTTGGTGGTGAACCCATGTTTCGTCACCAAGCCAGAATGTTTAATTGTCTCACAAATTATGCAGATCGTATTAAATTCTTTCAAGAAACATTTTATTTATTACTTTGTGGTTGTGGTGTTGGATTCTCTGTACAAAAACATCATATAGAAAGATTACCCACAGTAAAAGGAAAAGGTAAGAGAACTAAAACGTTTGTAGTACCGGATAGTATAGAAGGATGGTCAGATGCATTGGGTGTACTATTATCTTCTTATTTTACGGGTGTCGTTCCTTTTCCAAAATACCAAGGAGTAGAGGTTCATTTTGATTTTTCAGAAATAAGACCAAAGGGATCATTTATTACTGGTGGCTTTAAAGCACCGGGGCACAAAGGGTTACAGCAATCATTAAATCATATTGATACTCTCCTAAAGAAAGCAACACAAAATGATGAGAGACAATTAAAACCCATCGAAGTATATGATATTGTAATGCATACGGCGGATGCTGTATTGAGTGGTGGTGTAAGACGTTCCGCAACTATTTGTGTATTCTCACCAGATGATGAAGAAATGATGAATGCCAAAACGGGAAATTGGTATGAAACTAATCCACAAAGAGCAAGATCCAACAATTCGGCTTTACTTATTCGTGGTGAAACTTCATATGCAGAATATAAACGAATAGCGGAGAAAACGAAACAATTCGGGGAGCCAGCATTTATCTGGTCATGGCATAGAGACATTATGTTCAATCCATGTGTAGAAATTTCCATGTTTCCACAAATTGATGGAATATCTGGTAATCAAGGTTGTAATTTATCTGAAATTAATGGTTCAATGTGTAATACAGAACAGGAATTTTATGATGCTTGTAAAGCCGCTTCCATTATTGCAACGTTACAAGCTTCTTATACAGATTTTAAATATTTGGGTGAAGAATCTAAACGAATATTTGATCGTGAAGCATTAATTGGTGTATCAATAACCGGATTTGCCAACAATCCAGAAATTCTTTTTGATGAAGAAATCTTGCGTAAAGGTGCACGAATAGTAAATAAATATAATAAGATTGTATCTGAAATTATTGGTATAAACCCTGCGGCTCGAACGACTTGCGTGAAACCTTCTGGCAATGCTTCAGTAGTACTTCAAACTGCATCCGGTATCCACCCCGAACATTCTACAAATTACTTCAGGGTAATGCAGATGAATAAAGAATCCGAATTTACCAAATATATTATGGATCGTTATCCATACATGGTAGAAGAATCGGTATGGAGTGCAACAAAATCTGATGTCGTGGTATTTGTTCCGGTCAGTAATGATAACAATGTATTAACCAAAAAAGATATGATTGGTGTGGATCACTTAAAAATGGTGAAAAAAGTACAAAATAGTTGGGTAGCTGAGGGAACACAGAAAGAATATTGCACTGTTGAAGGCATTCAAAACAATGTATCCAACACTATTATTGTAGATGATTGGGATGAGGTATTTGATTATATTTTTGAAAATCAGAATTTTTTCACTGGTACGAGTTTTATTCCAAATAATGGCGACAAACTATATAATCAGGCACCTTTCACATCTGTTTTGATGATGGATGAATTGGTAGAAAAATATGGCGAAGCATATTTATTCGCTTCTGGTCTTATTGTTGATGGTTTACATGCCTTTAATAATTTATGGGATGCTTGTAGTACTGCTCTATTTAATACAGAATTAGAACAAAGCTCGGAGAACGCATTAAAGTTGGATTGGGTAAGAAGGTTTAATCAATACGCTGATAGGTTTCTCGGTGGCGATTTAAATACTACTGCTGAATGTTTGAAAGATGTACATTTATATCACCGGTGGGTTAAAATAAATAGATATAAAGTGGATCATGATTTACATGAAGTAGTCAAAGAGCCTAAGTATACAGATATTGATACTATGGGTTCGATGGCATGTTCCGGTGGTCAATGTTCCATTGATGATTGGGTACTGGATAAAATGGAAAATAAGTAAGATACGAACATTTTTAAGAATTTCACAGTTTAGATATAATGTTATAAATAATTAATATAAAACTAAACTGTGATTCTTATGGAATATATTTATAAAATAACTAATTTATAAAATAATAAATTTTATATAGGTAAAACTAAAAATTTAAGTAAAAGATGATTATATCATAAATCAAATATAGGTAAAAAGAGGCACCATTTACATGATGCCATTAATAAAGGATATAATTTGGTAAAAGGTGGGAATGGTGGAGATATATTTTCTCAATTGTCAACTAAAAGACAGAACGAAATAAAAGAAAAACTTAGAAAAAATATGAAGATTAATAATCCTATGTTTGATAAACATTCAAGAAATAAATGAGAAGAAAAAATACAATCTAAAGAATATAAAAATAAAATGTCAAAATCTGTACGAGAGAGATATAAGAACAAACCAGAAATATTGGAAAAAAAGTCCAAATCGATGAAAAAAACATTACAGTATCCAAAAATGAGAAAAAATGGAGTGGAGTTAGTCAGGGTAAAAAAAATTCACGCTGATTGGGTTATTTAATAACGACTGATAATAATGGATAAAAAAATATTTATGAAACAAGTACTGATGCGGGGCAAATTAAAAGGGTGGAAATTTGAATTAACTAAAGAATTACCCAATTGGGTAGCAGACAACGATATTGAATTTATTTAATATTTGCATATAATAAATATTCATAGTATATTGGGGGAGTCATAAACATTCCCCCTTTTGTTGTGGCGGGGGTATTGCTATAGTTGTGGTGCCCCTTTTAATTTTTTTTAATTTTTAAAATAATTTTTTTATATGGCTGAACAAGCAAAAATGATCAAAGATAAGGCGTATTACAAAGACCCTGCCGATGTAATTGAATTGGCTAAACACGTAGAAAGAGAAAAAATGTTGGATATGGAAGGTGTTAATGTTGGATTCGTCTTAGTGGATCCGATGATCTCCGGAAAGAGTGTAGTAGCAAAAACTATCAATGCCAATAATGAAGTAAAATTGTATTCTGATTATGATTTTATTATTGAATTATCCATGGATGTTTGGGATATGATTAATGATGATATCAGGTATAAAATCATTGAACACAATCTTCGTAGTATTTTTGTGGATGAAAATGATAGTAGTGGTAAAATTATAATGAAGAAGATGCAACCGGATATTCAAGAATTTTTCCCAATGCTTCGTGATTATGGAGTAGAATGGATTTCGGAATTGAAAACAATTACTGAGTCTGTGCGTGAATTGGAAGTTCTTGAAAAGGTAGATTATTAAGATGTATAACTCTAACAATGCAATTGCAAAGTTTTTAGGAAGTGTTGTTGATTATTTCCTATGGGGGCATTCCTTACAGGAAATAATTGAATATGCCATAAAAGGTATACCATATAAAGATGAAGATGGAATACCAATGAAAGTTATGGTAACCACGGAAGTGGATTATGAAAAAATAGAAGAAATAATAGAAGCTTCTGGCAAATTTAAATATCATGGTGGTTTTTATATCCATGATAAATATGGTACAGTGGATGAAATGAAAGCTTTACAATTAATTAATGAGGAAAAAGTATGAATGTATACGATTTAGAACCAGAAATTATTTATAATAAAGCTGAAGAAATGTATAAATCGGAATATAATATACCTGATGGAGTAGAATATACTAAAGATCAAAGGATGAAAATATTTGGATTGGGATTATTAATTTTTGATCGATTAAAAGAAAATACAAAAGAAAGAATTAGTTAAACTATTATGAAGAAAGCAATTATAACAATCAGTGGAGTATCTGGTAGTGGAAAGGATGAAGTACGTAAAATTATTCAAAAATATATTACCCCTTCAAATAAACGTATCAATTTTGCTGATAAACTAAAACAAACAGCATCCATATTACTTGGTGTTGATGTAAAGAAATTTGAAGATCAAGATTTTAAAAATTCATATCTAATGGATTGGGGAATGACTGTGAGGGAATTTCTTCAGAAGTTGGGTACAGAAGCAATTCGTAATGGCTTACATACTGATGCTTGGGTATTGGCATATCGTAATGATGTATTCAATTCTACCGAAGATGTTATTTTAACTACGGATCTAAGAATGGAGAATGAATTTAATTGTTTTTCTTCATTACTGGATGATTATGAAGTTGTCAAAATTGGTATCAATCGGCTCACGTCTTTAGAAGATTGGTTGAGATTGGATGGTATTTATGATGATTTTTATAATAGTAAAAAAAGAAATAAAGAACAAGTTGGAGTAGATCAATATATTCATATTTTAAAGGATTTCAATATTAAAGCACTTAATACTAAAGAAGGTAAAGAAGGTAAAGAACGTATAGATCGGGTACTAAAAAAACGAACACATTTTTCAGAAATCGACATTCATGATTATGAATTTGATCATCCAATTGAAAATAGTCGGGACTTAAAAGAATTAGAAAATGAAGTGGTCTATGTTTTACGGGAGTATGATTTTTTTAAAGAATATCTTGGAAGATATAATAATCACGTAACAGATTTAGAAATTTATAATTATATGTCAAAGATTACTAAACATATACCCAAATATTATATCGAAAAATATTTTGGGGAATTCTTCTCTGATCGGAATGGTGAATTTTTTAATGAAGCCAAAAAATATTATCCGGCTGACCCATTCAAAACAGCTAAAGCGATAGAAAAATTTCTGGTGTAATGTTATTTGGCTTTTTGGTAATGGGAGTATTTACTACCAATATTACCGAAGAAAAAGACACCAATATTCATTCATGTAAATTCAGATCATATATTTATTAATTCAGTAACATGTTCGAAATTATTGTAATACTCATATATCTGAGTTAATACGGCTACAGTTACAAACAACTGCAAGTATTTAAATATTTTATATTTTCTGGATTTTACTTTTTCTGATAGAGGAACTATGGGTGTTTCTTTATCAGAATTTTTGTTGTTTAATACCTTAACTGAAATGTTAGCTGAAGAGTATAGAGCTACATTCTTTCATGTAAACTCAATTCAGGCATCAAATAAAATGGGTACATCTTTAAATGCACCCGTGGATATAAAGAACACTACAATATTAAATATGGTAAAGCCAATTTGTAGAATTAAGAATCATCGATATTTTAAAGAGTTATTCTTCATTTTTAAATTTGAATTCTAAATAAGTAGTAGTTTCTTTTTGTTTTCTTATGTACTTATTAAGAATTTCGGGTTTATTTTTAATATTTTCAGATTCAAATTTATCTCACAAAGTAATTAATACACCAATCGGTGTACCTTCACGTACCCGAATGGGAGTAGCAATAATATAGTAATTATTGTATGATTTCATAAATGATCTCATTGTTAGTTCATCAACTTGTGTGACCGGAGCATAAAATATATTTTGTGTTAATACGTCATCGATAGTAATAGCGAATAATGCAACATTAAATGTATTAATATCCATTGCATTTATGTTGGTATATTCAGCATGGTCTTCGGATATCAATGACATACGTTTGGCGTGAAAGTCGGCACCTATACGCTGACCATTGTGAAATCCAAAGAATAGAACTACATTTGATGATGTATTTATTCGATGCTCCATCAATTTTGTTTTGATTGATTTTTCAAAAGCAAAATTATCTATACCATATAATTTGTTATAGATATTGGAATCGTCCATGCGTTGGACTTGTTCGTAAGTTTGTTTGGTTAATTCAACGTTTTGTTTTATTAGATTTCAGTAATAAAACATAGTCAAATATGCAACACCAGTCATTAAGAACATGACGAAAATGAATGTAATTTTTTTTCATCCGTGTGAAAAAACGGTGTTGAGGAAATTTAGAATTGTATTCATTTAGTAAATTATTTTTTGATGGCACCAGACCAATATTTACTTCGTTGCCATAGAATTTTATGATATTTCTCAAACATATCAGCTACGACATCATTGATTACTTTTTCCATTTCCTTATCACTCAACTTTTTTTCTATATCTTTCAAAGATTTATCCAATTCAGTTTGAATGATGGAGCGTATTTCAGATTTATCAGCATTGGATAACTCTTCGAGTAAAAGTTTTGAAATGGGCATAATTATTATTTTATATCAAGTTTTCATAGTTAATTATATTCTAATTACTATTTTCCAATAATATCATAATGAAATTAATTTACTCAGATAAACATAGCATATTTATTTTTAAGTGCCCATTTTCCAAAAACAGTATACCAAGGGATATAGGCTTGTATTGGAAAAGAGAAGGTAATTTTTGGTATACAAAAGATATCATGAAGGCACGGCTACTACGAAAGTATGCTGGCAAAGAATTGAACAAACGGTTTGACAAATATATGGCGAAAGTCAAAAAAACTGTTAGTGGATCTTATAAATATACGTCTGATATAAAAATTCCTCTACCGGATCATTGCCCGTTCAATTTTTATGAGTATCAGAAAGCGGGTGTGGAATTTATTCATAAGCGCAAATATAGTTTGATAGCGGATGATATGGGTTTAGGTAAAACCCCATCTATTATTGGTGCTATCAATTTAATGCCGGATTTTAATAAGATAATTATTATATGTCCAAATTCGGTAAAGTATAATTGGAAGAAGGAATGGGAAACGTGGAGTATACATACAAATAAGAAAGTTTGTGTATATAATTCATCCAATATTAAAGATGAGGGAGATGTTATAATAATAAATTATGAAGTATTAAACTCTTCTACAAACCCGAAATCTAAAAAGTTCAGGAATCCAAAGAAGGGCAAATATAATTCGTCTCTTAATATGCTCAATATGGTAAAAGGATGGAAAGGATATGATTATTTAGTTTGTGATGAATCACACAGGTTGAAGAATTTACAAGCAAATACTACACGTAATGTGATGAAGATTGCAAAATTGGCTAAAAAAATTACATTCGCTACCGGAACACCCATTCTCAGTCAACCTGAAGACATCTGGACTACAATTAAAATGTTTGGTTTCAATAAGAAATTTGAAAATAACAAACAAAAATTCATGAAAAAATATTGTGGTGCGTATTTTGATAGAAGGTGGAAACGTACAGTGACGGATATTGATAGTGTAAGACCGGAGATATTGGAGGAATTACAAATTAGGTTACGCAAAAATTTCATGATTCGAAGGTTGAAGTCTGAAGTACTAACAGAACTACCCGAAAAGATTAGATCCATAGTACCATTAGAAATACCACAAAAGTATATACGTGAATTTTCTGATGCTGATATAAGTAAGGATGATTTATCATTATTGTCTACAAATAGTGATGGTCAAAAATCGATTCTAAGGGGTCTTAAACCAAACGCCATATCTGAACTCACCGAGTTACGAAAAGTCACGGGAGAAGCTAAGGTTAAGCCTGTTACTGACTTTGTTAAAGAGTTATTAGAGCAAGGTAAGAAAGTAGTATTATACGCTCACCATACAGATGTTATTGAAGCATACATTAAAAAATTCAAAAAATACGGTGTGGTAAGTATTTATGGCAAAACTCCGGACAATGAACGAGAAGATGCAAAACAGAAATTTCAGAATGATCCGGACACAAGAGTATT